GTTTACCCTTGGCTGCAGTCTTATCTTGGTGCTTATTGTCTTGGAGGTTCTGGCTCTTATCAAGTTCGTATGGTGAGGGGTTGAGATGTCACTTGTAGACAGCACTTTTAAGTCAATTCCCAAGGATCTACTGGACGAATGGGGCCAAGACATCACGCTTGTCAAAACGACAACGCCACGCACTTACGACCCAGCAACAGGTGCTGTGACTGGTGCGGATACATCAGTTGTGTTGAAAGGTTTGATCTCTAATGTTTCAGCAAGAGAAAGCGAAGGGCTTTATCAAACAACTGACATCAAGGTGATTATTGGTGGTGACGAGTTGGGTTCTTACTATCCAACTGAAGCCGACCGTATCCAGTATTCACAGGCTGGTGTGACTAGGGAAGCAAAGATTTTAAATGTGTTGAGTCTTCGGGGTGAGGATCCTTTGCTCCACACAATTGTTGCGAGGCCCCAGTAATGGCAAAGAATCAACTCATGAAGCTAATAGACAATTTAGACCGAATCGGGTCTTCTCTTGTGGTATCTGGCCCATCAAGAGTGGCAAAAAGAACTATTAGAGAGTTGCAGCAAGAAGGGCCAAGCTGGACAGGTCGTTTTTCAAATTCATATCAAATTGAAACGCCTGATGGGCGTATGTATAAAGGTGATGGTCAACCTGGAGAACCCAGACCAATCAAGCTTCCTATTGGTTTGTTGACAGGTCGCCAAAATATTCGAGGTTCTGCTCCTGTTAAGGATCGAGCAGTAACAACAATTTCAAATTTTTCTGAGTATGCAGCTGAAGCGACTGACGTTATAGAAAGCGGATTCTTCCGCCCAACTGAAGAGCCAACTACAGCTTTAGGCCGTAGAAAATTTCGTGAAGGTGACGGTGGTCGTCCTAGGACGGAAAGCAGTTTTGGCTCTGAAGCAGGAGTAAAGACAGGTACTCCAATGCAACTTCCGTCATATCGCGGTGAAATCGGTGGCGGTCCACCTAATGGAGAATCCAGTGCGACTGCAGATCTTGACTGGTTTGCAATGTATGTTGAAGGGGGTGGTTTAGATCGTGCGGTTGCAATTGAAATGGATGATCTGTTTACTGAGTTATGAACTACCAAGCCATTCGAGCTGCTATTGAAAGTCCTCTTTTGACGGCTTTCAACAATCTTTCACCAGCAGTACCAGTCTTTTTTGACAACATCACTGCTGCCCCAGCAAACACGACGACAGAGTACGTCCGAATAAATATTGTTTTTGGCTTAACAACAGAAGTAACGATTGCGGGCAATCTTGATTATCCGCGAGGTACTGTTGTCATCCGTGTTTACAGCGAAAAAGGCCAAGGCCCTGCAAGAAATCAAACGCTTTTAGACACTGCGGTCACAACGCTTTTAGCGTTACCTGCTTCAACACGGGACGGTTCAGGGGTATATTTGCGCCCTGGTGCGATAAACGGACCAACGTTTTCAGCAACAGAAGCCAGTCCTCACATGATGGGACGTATAACAACGTCTTTCGTTGCAGAAGAGCAGAGTTAGAACTTTTACTGTTGACACGCTAAGCTGTATGAGTCCGGGTTTCGCCCGTAAGTCCACCATTCTCAGTACCACGAATGGCTACCGTCCTTTCGGGCACCTCTGGAGCCCTCTATTACAAGCCAGCTGGCACATCTGGAACCTTTAAGGCTGCAGATGTCACCAACGCTAGCAATTCCATCAAAGTTGGAACGTTCCTCAACTTCAAGGTAAACGACAAAGTTTCGTTTACTGCTGGCGGAGGCACTCTTCCCGGCGGCCTGGCTGCAGGAACTCCAGTCTTCGTTCTGACCTACACAGCTTCTACCGGAGTAGCCACGTTTGCTGCTACGGCAGGAGGGGCTGAGCTTGCTTTGGCGGACGACGGAACTGACGGCACTAGCGCCTTCACAGTTGCGTTTACTGAGTTTCAAGCAGTCGCGAACGTGCGCTCTTGGAACTTTGAAATAACCCGAGATGAAATCGATGTGACAAGCATCGGTGGCACGTTGGGTCAAAGCGCACCATTCCGAACCTTCATCTCTGGGTTTGCGGATGGTACGGGTTCAGCTGAGGTTTACTTCACTGATGACGACACCGGCATTTCGGCTCGTTTGATTGAGGACGTTACCCAGCGCAACCAAGCTGGTGCAACGTTCAAGTTGTATATGGATGCAGTTGTTTCAGCTGGTACGCCAGATGATGCAGCCAGTCGTTCCATCTCAATGGAAGCAGTGCTGACTTCTGCAAGTTTCTCAGTAACGCCAGACGATGCTCAGGCGATTTCTATTAACTTCCGTCCAACTGCAGCTCCTACATTCGACTTCGCTAAGAGCTAATAGTCGATTGACGATAAACAGACCCCTGACATTGTTAGGGGTTTTTTTAATGCTAGTGTAGTGGCACAATCAGTTTTAACTCATGGCATTACGCGCCATTGATCGTCTTAAGAAAGCCGCAAATTTAGAGGCAACAAAAAGAGTAGTTACTCTTTCAGACAAGACTGAGTTTGAGATGTGGGTAAAGCCTTTGACGATGGCAGAGCGTGAGCGGGCCCAAAAGCGTGCTGGATCGGATGACGCGAATGCGTTTGCCTTGCAGTTGCTGATCACTAAAGCTAAGGATGAGATGGGAGAGTCTCTGTTTTTGGCTGGTGAAGTTGATGTGCTTAAGAACGAAGTGAAGGACAAGGATTTGCAATCCTTGATGCTGGCGATTTTGACTGATGACGAAGAAGAGGCCATCGACCCAAAAGCCTAGAAGCCGAACTTCAGAAGGACAACTGGCTCATGCTGCAATTTGGTGTCGCCAAAGAGCTTGGCATGAGCTTGTCTGAGGTTCGCACCACAATGACGCAAGAGGAGTTGATTGGTTGGAGCGCCTATTTTGGCGTGATCAATGCAGAGCAGAAGAAAGAAATGGATAAGGCGCGTCGTAGGCGTTAAACTTAGGCATCGCAGTGCGCTGAAACCGTCGTGGCCTATAGAGCTGAGATTGAGATCGGCGTAAAGGGCGTAAAACAGCTTGACAGGTTTCAGTCTCAACTTGAGCGTCTTTCTAATGAAGTAGACAGAGTAAATAAAAAGAAATTTACTATAGGAAATTTAAGCTCTTACAATGAAGCTTTAAGAAAAGCAAATGAAAGTTTAAATCAAACTCAAATAGAAACCGACAAGGCCGGTAAAGCGACTGGTCTGTATAAAAAGAACTTAGACAGTTTTGTTACAGCGTTACTTGCTTCCAATGACGCTCAAGACCTAAATAATAAATTAGTCAGGCAAGAAATACAGGATCGTGGTGCAGCAACTCAAGCGTTAAAAGCGTATAACGCTGAACTCGCTTCTGCCACCCAGCGCGGGGCGCAAACCACAATGGCTGGTTCGTATCTTCGCGGTCAGCCTACATTCGGCCCAGAACCCGCTCCAGGGTTTGATCCAGTAGCCGGAGCGGCTAGGACTAGAGCCTCTGTTTTGGCGTCAGAAGCTATTGCTAAAGGCAGAGAAGCTGAAAGGCTTGCACAGAAACAAATAGAACTTGTAGGCAAGGTAAATCAAGCTGATCGTCGTGCTTTTATTGAATTAAATAACGACAAAATTAGAGGTATTCAGAAACGACTTGATGCAGAGATTGACGCTATCGGGACGAAGCTTAGCGCGGCTATAAAGGCTGATAATGCAGAAGGGGCGAAGTTTGATCAAGAATTGGCTCGCAGGATACGAGTAACCACGGAAGCTGAAAAAATATATTTACAGATACGCGAAGACAGCGAAAAGCGCATAGAAGCTAGGCGTAGAGCAGGTTTGGCGGCAGCTAAAAAATTAGAACAAGATATAGCACGGCAAAAAACTGATAGACAAACTCGCAGAAGTAATGCAATCAGTAGTGGACTTATTGGTGGGGCGTTTCCCCTGCTGTTTGGGCAAGGCGGTGGAGCGGCAATTGGCGGTGGTATAGGTGGTTTTGCTGGCGGCATGATTGGCGGCCAAATGGGCTTTGCGCTGTCTTTGGTCGGTACTCAGTTTGGAGCGTTTGCTGATCAGATTGTTGCAGGAAGTGCAGAACTTGGCCAAGCACTTAACCCGCTTACAGCTGATATTGAAGCTTTAGCTGACGCCGCAGGCTTTGCTGGGACTGAAACTGGTGCGACTCTGCAGGCCATAGAACAACTTGGTACGCAGCAGCAGGCTCTTGAGGCTGCAACTGCACTTCTAGCGGCAACTGTTGGGAACGAAGGCGTAGATGCCCTTAATAGTTTTGGTGCAGAAACGGCAGATCTTGGAAATGAATTTGCAAGAGCTATGACGCAAATGCAATCAGCAGCAGCCAGATTCTTTGCAGGTATTCCAGGGTTTATAGCAAACGCACTTAAAGCTGGAAACGATCTACAAGCTGGCTTAAATTTAGACACTCCAGAGGCGAGAGAACTCCAAGAAAGGAGAAATGAGCTGACAGGCGTTGACACTGTTGGAGCGGCAGGTGGGATGGGTGGTTTATCTGCAAAAGATATGAAAGAGTTAGTAGCTATTAACAAAAGATTGACAGAGCTTGGGCAAGAAAGAACTGCAGAGGCACAAAGACAAGCTAAGTTAACTGCTGAGGAGCTGCAACACAAAACTCTTCTGCAACAACTTGGGGTAAAAGACTCAAAACTTCAAGAAATAGAGGCAAAATTAGCTGGGACAAAAGCAGACTATACAAACAAAAATTTTGTTAACTTAACCAGACAAGCAATAATTAGAGAAGCCGACCTTGAGCGAGAAAAAGCACTAGAGACTGTAGGCAGAGACGAAAATGGCAATATAAAAGACCGCGCAGCACTTCTTATAAAGAACGGACAAATTACGCAAGCTTCCATCTCGCAGCAAGCAGATCTTACTTTAAAAGTTAATAAAGCTCTTGAATCGAGAGATAAAAAATTAGCCCGGGAAACGTCAAGAACTGATAAGCAGACCGAGCAATCCCGTGCTCTTACCTCCAGCTTGGAGCGGCAGTTAGCCCAAAGCAAAGTAGCAGGCACTGAGCAAGCTAAAAAACTTGCAATAGAACAAAAGTATGAACAAACTTTAGAAAGAATTGCCAAACTAAAAGACCAAAGTGAAGCGCCCGAACAAAGAAAATTAGCTAATCAAATCAAAACAAACGCTGAAGCAAAGCTTGCGTTTGACCAAGAACAGAAACGTGCAAAAGCCCTTAGAGACGCAGTCGCTCCACTAAAACAAATTCAAGACAGCCAGGCAGCAAACCTTGCTTCTTCGAAAGAATACAATCGCCTAATTATGGAAGGTGTACTTCCCGCTGAGGCAAAGAGAATTGTTGAATACAACAAGCAAGCTGCTGCGTTAATACTACAAAAAGATGAGCTAATTAAACTAGCGGAAACAAACTTACTTATGCTCGATATAGATAGCGCACGAGCTAAGGAGCTTAGGCAGCGAATAGATGATTTAAAAGAAGAAAGGCGTTTAATAGAAGGCAAGGCAGCTGAAGGGCCTGGTAAAGGTAAAACTCCTCAAGAAAGAATTAAAGATCAAATTGCTGTAATTCAAGGCGGTTTAAATGACCTGCTTGACCCAACTAGACAAATAATTGAATTGTCAACCACGATTGGGGATGCGTTTTCTGAATCATTCAAGGGAATTATTGACGGAAGTATGAGTGCTCGTGAAGCTTTAGCGAATCTGTTCCAAAGAACCGCAGATCACTTTTTGGATATGGCTGCAGAGATGATTGCCGCTCAGATCAAGATGCAGGCATTAGGCATTTTTGCGAGCTTCTTTGGCGGCGGTAGTTTCAACAGCCCTGGTGCTAGTCCTGGGGGGTCTGCTGGTGTATCAGGTATCGGTGGGGGAGGTATGGTTAACCCCTTTGGCGGCGGTAAAGCAAGAGGCGGCCCTGTCTCAGGTAATACGCCCTACATGGTTGGCGAAAAAGGCCCTGAGTTATTCGTTCCAAACACTTCTGGCAATATCGTTCCAAACAATCAACTTGGTGGAGGTGGCAGCATGAATGTTGTCGTTAACGTTGATGCCAAAGGCAGTTCTGCTTCAGGTGACACTGGCGCTGGCAAACAGCTTGGGGGGTTGATTGGAGCGGCTGTGCAGGCAGAATTGATCAAGCAACAACGACCTGGAGGCTTATTGTCCCGCTAATGAGTGCCTTCCCCGATTTTGATCCCGCACCAGGGATGACCAAGCAAAGCGCACCACAGGTGCGTATCTCCCAGTTTGGGAGCGGCTATAGCCAGCGTGCAACGTTTGGCATCAACCAAAACCCAAAGGTTTATAACCTGACTTTTCGTGTGTCAGAAACAGAGGCTGACACGATTGAAGACTTCCTTGATGCAAGGGGTGGTGTAGAAACTTTTACCTACACTCCACCTGGCGAAGCGACCAGCAGCAAATTCATCTGCACGGAATGGACGAAGACGATTCCATTTGTTGATCGAGCGGAGATCGTCACGTCATTTGTGCAAGTATTTGAGCCATGAGCGATAACACGCCCCAGTTTGTTGAAGACTTACGCACAGCAGCGCCTGCATATTTTGAGGAGCTGCAAAAGCTTGAGCCAACAGCAGTCATTGACTTGTTTGAGGTGCGTCTGACGCAAGCCGTTAACAACGTTGATGAGACGCTTTATTATCACCCTGGGACGAATGATCTCGTTACCAACATTGTTTTTAACGGCAAAACCTATCCTGCTGTGCCTGTTGAGATGACAGGGCTTGAGACATCAGGCAAAGGCATGATTGCAAGACCTACTTTAAAAGTAGCTAACTCTAACGGTGCAATTAGCTCCTTAATTGTTCAGCAAAATTACAATCCACTCAAAGCGCAGGTGGTGCGTATTCGTACATTTAAAAAATTCTTAGACGCCGTTAATTTTAGTGGTGGCAACGCGACTGCCGATCCAGCAGCAAAGACAGAAGAAGTTTGGTATATCGACAGGGTAGCCAGTGAAAATTTGCAGTTTGTTGAGTTTGAGCTAACAGCCAAGCTTGACCTGACAAACCTTGAGCTGCCACGCCGTCAGGTGACTGAGTTTTGTCCTTGGAGGTATAGGGGAACCGAGTGCGGCTATGTAGCCAAAAGGTATTTCCAGGTTGATGATATTGAGATTTCCAAGGCTGAGATGCAATCGTTAGCCACGATTAACAGTTTGACCTTTGATCAGGCTGTGGACAAGTTTGATGTATGTGGCAAACGGGTAAGCAGTTGCAGGCTTCGCTACCCGGATAACGAAGGCAAGAATGATGTATCGATTCCGTTCGGAGGATTCCTTGGATCAAGAGTCCAGGCTTAAGGCAGAAGGCCACGCAATCCTTGAGTATCCAAAAGAAGCTTGCGGCTTACTTGTTGATGGCAAGTATTGGCCGTGCCAAAACGTTGCAGACGACCCAGAACTAACTTTTATTCTCAATGCCACTGACTATATGGAGGCCATGCTGTCTGGAACGATTGAAGCCGTCGTGCATTCTCACCCGTCAGGCGGTCAAGCTAGTGAGCTGGACCGTAAAAGCTGCAGTCAAACTAAGCTTGTATGGCATATTTATTTTGTTGCAGAAAGCAAATGGTCAACTATCGAGCCTTGATAGGCAAAGAGTTTGCGTATGGGGCGCAAGATTGTTTTACGTTAATTCGCGACTATTACAAATTAAAAGGTGTCTTGTTGCCAGATTTTGAAAGGCCAAAAAACCCTGAAACCGCAGATAGCATATTTTTAGAACAAGCTGAGTTGTGTGGTTTTCGCTCGGTTGATTTTGATTTACGCAAGGTGGGGGACATGCTGATTATGAAACTTATGACTAGAACGCCAATGCACGGCGCAATTTACGTTGGTGATGACAAGATCTTGCACCAACGCTTTAACAGCTTGAGTGCGGTAGAACCTTTTGGGCGGTACTATAGGCAAAGCGTTGTCGCCGTCTATCGCTATGCAACTGGTGATGTTAGCCGGTGAGCTGGGCGAAAAATACGGCACACACCACGAGTATTACAACCTAAGGACGCCAGCAGACGCGATCAAGCTGCTTTGTATCAACCATCCAAAGCTGCAGAAGGATTTGATGACAGCGCATCAGAACGGTGTTGGCTACAAGCTGATTCAGTCTGGAGCGGCGATGGGATATGACGAGCTGCATCTGCCATTTGGCAGCAGGCCAATGGTGCTTGTGCCAGTGATCAGTGGCAGCTTGGGACAGGAAAACCCATTCGGCAGGATTTTACTTGGCGTTGGTTTAGTTGCAGCCGGATTTTTTACAGGTGGTGCAACAATTGGACTTCTCGGGCTAGCTGCTCCAATTGGGGTGTCTGCTGTCCTTGGAACGGTAGGTGCCAGTTTGATTTTTGGTGGCGTAGCCCAGTTAATTTCACCGCAGCCAGAAATACCAAAACTTGGCAGTCGTCGTATGGACGGCACTAACTTTCGCGGCCCTGGACCACAAGGTGTTTCGCGTGGAGCGAGTGGTCAGCAGTCTTATGCGTACACCGGACCAGCTAATACTGTTGGCAACGGTTCAACAATTCCTGTTGTGTATGGCCGCGCCATGCTTGGCGGTCACATGTTGTCAGTAGGGATTGAAGCAACAGATGTTTCCGATCCCATTGCAACAGCAATTAAAGCGCCTGGCCCAGATACTATTTTGATTAATGGCAGCCAAGTCGAGCGAGAGTTTAATGACGAAAGCGGTATTGAGACAAAAACTATAACTAGAGGTCAGCTTAACAGTGTCAACACGACAAAAACAAATAGAAGAATAGTTATTGCCCCCAATGTGGGTTTTGGCCCAGGCTTGGATAAAACGCTTACAGAAAATAGTACGAAAAAGATGGGCAATATTGATGTTCGTGGCCCTTTCCAAGACGAATTTGACATTATGTTTGAAATTGATCGCGGGCTTTATGGCCGAGCCGGAAAGGGTGAAGATGCAACCAAGATTGATGGGTTTATTCAATATCGCATAGAAGTTGAACACACCATGCCTGGAGATGACCCCACAGTGGCTGTCGCTGAAAATACTATCCAGGGGTATTTAGAAAGATCAGAAAATTATTTTTACTTGCAAAGGTTGAAATGGACCAAGCTTGACAACAATAAAGAGCTTAAGCTGCGAATCACTATTATGGATGTTGACACTGATGCACCGACGCGGTTTCGCGTCCATGCTTTTGGGTATCGCTTGCTTGATTAAGTTATGGCATTAAATTCTGAGTCGTCCATCAAGCTGATTGACCTTCTGTGCGAAGGACCAATCGAAGGTCTTGCGACCCAAAGCAGCAAAAGCATTTTTCTTGACGAGACTTCTGCTGATCAAAAGGCAGTTTTGTCAAGCGATTTTGCAATACGCAAAGGGACGGCTAACCAGACCAGGATTGGACTTAGTGAGCAGTTTGCAAATGCCACTACAACAATTATTGATGTAGCAACACAAGTTGGCGAAAACTACAGCGAAACGGTTGACGAAAATAATGAAGTTATAACAAGGGAGTACGGCGCAGGCAGCCTGGTCAAAACGATTACAGATCCAAAGACTAATTTTGTCAAACTTCTTTTTACGATTCCAAAGCTGTTCTCGACAGCAGTTGAGGGTCTTGCAAGGGGTCAATTATTCCCTGCAGCAATACGCATTAGGATCGCAGTTAAAAGCAAAAACAGTGCCTTCAATACCGTAACATTTGACGGGCAAAGCTATAAAGAATTTAGAGGAATTTCAACATCAAATTATCAATATCAAACCCCTCGAATTGAGCTAACGGGAGAAGGCCCCTGGCAAATTAAAGTTGATAAATTAAAATTTACAGACAGTGTCCCAGGGCCGGATATAGAAGCAGGTTTTGAGATCAAGTTTAGTGATCTTGAGGATGTAAGTGACAAAACCCCGCTAGCTAGTGGCCGAGGCGACACGATTGTGTGGTCTTCAATTATTGCTGGAACGGATATTAAAACGGCGTACAAGCACACAGCTTGTGTTGGGCTAAGCCTTTCAACTGATCAGTTCAACACTGTCCCCGCTCGTGCATACGAGATTAAAGGGATGAAAGTTCAGATCCCGTCTAGCGCAATGGTGCGTACAGACGGGAGTTTGAACTACAGCGGCAACATCCCTTTCAATGGCAAGTTGCTGTCTCGCACATACACAACGTGCCCGGTCTGTTGTTTCTACGACATGGTCACTAACAGCCGTTATGGGGCTGGTGATTTTGTTAGTGCAGAAGAGTTGAGCTGGGTTGATCTGATTGAGCTGTCCAAGTATTGCAACGAGCTTGTTCCGACAAGTGCAGGTGGAACGGAACCACGCTTTGCGATTAATACGGTGATTGCATCACCAGCAGATGCGTTCAGCGTCTTGCAGGATTTGGCAAGCGTATTCCGGGGGATGATCTACTGGAAGTCAGACACGATCCAAGTAGCTGGC